TCGAGGAACAGCTTGACCTCAATGATCCTGATGACCTCGATGTGTATAATAAGACCAAAGCTCTACGAGATCACATTAGGGAGACTTTGAAGAATGCCAAAGCAATCAACCAAACGAGAGGTTAAGCGCAAAGAGAAGCGCGAGAAGCTACTTGAAAACCTGAGAACAGGAATGAGCGTTGACGCCGCTTGTACTCAAAGCTCCATCAGTCGCTCAACCTACTATCGATGGATAGAAGAAGATGAAGAGTTCGCTGAAGAGGTTGAGGCTGCCAAGGATTTTAGTGAGGCTGTCTTGCTCGAGTCCATCAGATATCAAGGTGAGGCTAAGCAGGACTGGCGCGCGGCGGCTTGGATACTTGAACGGCGTTTCCCTGATCGGTGGGGTGCCAAGCGAGAAGTTGACCTCACTGTCAACAATACCACCAACGAGACTGATGACATCATCATCAGCATGATTGAGCAGATCGCCAAGCCTTATGAGGAGGTCACCGATGACACAACAAACAGCGAAGAAACAGACGACTAGAGTCTACCTCAGGCGCTCGTGGTCGCGTTATGCCTCCCATGAGCGTGAGGACTATCAGATCCATGGATGGCATCGCCTCATCTGCTGTGAGGATTTCAGTGAGCCTCATCAGATCTGCTATCATGACATCTTAGATATTGAGCGCGGCGCTAAGGTCAGCGTGATCAAAGTGGGATCAGATAAGGTCAGGATGGAGGAAAGGTGGCGCGTCACCGATGCAGGGTTAAAGCTGGATGATTAGGCTCAACGAGCTTCAACACGGCATTATTTCTCGTATCGCTCGCAGTGAGAGAATCATAGCGGCGCGGTGTGGGTGGGGAAGCGGGAAGACAAGCGCGCTTGTCTTCGCTCTGCTGTTTATCTCTCGGTTTAGACCTGGCACTTCTAGCCTTCTCGTCACCGACACGAACCCACGTTACAACTCAGTATTGATGCCTGAGATGGAGAAGTGGCTTAGTAAGTTGGGATGGACTTACAACCACACTCTGCGACAGTGGTCAGCGCCGAATGGCTCAACTGTGTGGTGTCGGTCCTATTATCGACCTGGCACACGAGACGCCACCCACAACCCGCTCGAGGGGCTCAACATCACCTCGGGTGTCTGCCTCATCGATGAGTGTCAGACTTTGAGCGCCGAGGTGGCCCATAAGGCTATGGGGCGATTACGCGCGGGGCCGAGCCCTATCATGATCCTTGTGGGTCTGCCGGTGAGCGGCGCTTGGTGGTGCAACCTCGCAGAGGAGGCGGCCTGTCAACCTCTCCTCTATACCTCATATGTGAACTCAGCCAACCTCAGCGCTGAATGGTTCGAGGCCACTAAGCTTCTACCTCAGGCTGAGCGTGAGGCCATGGTCCTGAATAAGCCAAGGCCACCATCAGGGCTCATCTATTCTGAGTTCGACGAATCGCGCCACGTTGTCAGTGGTTGGAAGTATAAGCCCTCGATGAGTGGACGTATCGCCATTGACTGGGGATTCAGGAAACCATCGGTGTTGATTATCGTGCATGATGATGAACTTGGCGCCGATGTGATCTGCGCTGAGATCAACCCTCAAGAAGTGACCACCTCTCAACTAGCAACCCTTATCCTAGCTGTGGCGTGGCCTCGCTCGCTGATGAGCTCCGCACCGGCTGAGAGAATATGGCTAGATAATGGAGTAGCTGACAAGGCGGGGCGAGCGCGGAATGATCAGACAGGGCGCTCAGCCTTCCGAGCAATGAGAAGTAACCCACCTCATGGGCTCGGCTTACCTTTGCGGTCGAACACTGACCCCATCAGGACAGATGTCCTTAATGGTATCCAACGACTGAAGCGCGCTTTCGCTCGAGGTCAATATCTCATCACTAAAGAGGTGTGGGATAATGGCGAGCGCGCTCTAGGGAACTCAATCAGGAAGGCCCTCATGAGCTATGGATGGGATAACAAAGAGCAGCCTAAGAAGGATGGGAGAGAGGATCCGCTTGACGCTCTCCGCTATGACTGCATAACGTGGAACTGGTCTGAGTCGCTAGTCGATCAGCGCAACTATCAACCACGAGCGACAGCACCCAAAGACCGCCGAGTCAAGGTGGGCGGCGCTAAAACAAGAGGCTTTTAATGAAGATCTATGATGACGGGATAGGTGAGGTGGTTTATGTGGCTCACATGGGTCACGACTCAACACCAGCTCACTCGGCGCGGGTGAGCCTCTATGAAGAGGCGACCAGCTCAAAGCTACAGATGACCAACAGAGACACCATGTTGATCAAGTATCTCGCGAAGCATGGCCACACCTCACCCTTCGAGCACTGCGCAGCCACCCTTAAGATCACCTGTCCTCTATTCGTTAGGTCGCAGATCATGAGGCATAGAACGTTTAGTTACAACGAAGTGAGCCGACGCTATACATCAGAGGATGTCCAGTTTTGGACTCCATCAGCTTTGAGAGCTCAACATCAGAAGCGCTTGCAATGCTCGACTGATGAGGTGGTTCATGAGTCTGATCACTGGCTGGAATGTTGGGACCAACACCATGAAAACTGCATGACGTTCTATCAGTTGATGCTCGCCTCAGGTGTCGCTCGAGAGCAAGCGCGCGCCATCCTGCCTCAGTCCACATACACTCACTTCTGGATGAGCGGGAACCTAAACAACTGGGCTAAGTTTTTGAGGCAGAGGTTAGATTCACACTCTCAACCTGAGACAAGAGCTGTCGCTTCTGCGGCTCGTGATATACTTATGCAGCACTTCCCCATATCTCTCAGCGCTCTCCTAGATGACGCTGAGAAAGTCGAGCATTGAGAGGCCTTATGTTTGAAGATGACGATGAGACAATCTGCGCTAACTGTGGACTAGTTCAATGCCTGTGCGATGTGAGGCGAGAGCACGACTGTGATGATGATGACTGTGATTGTGGCGTCGATTGTTCATGTTGCATCAATGGTGAATGTAACTGCCACTTCGAGGATTGAGTCATGAAGATCAGAGAGAGGAGGCTTGCCATAGTTCTCCTCGATCTCATCGGCTCGACTCAGTTCGTTCAACAGGTGGGCGCTGTCAAGGCGGCGCGGTGGCTTCAGTATCACGACAGGCTCACCCGCTCTCTCATGTATCGCTTCTCAGGCAGAGAGATAGATAGGTCAGATGGATTCCTCTTGAGCTTTGAGGAACCTATCAACGCGGTAAACTTCGCGCTTCACTATCAGCTCACAGTACCAGCACGAACCCGCCTCAATACTCGCGTAGGTGTTCACGTCGGGTGTATCGCTGAGGTGACACAACATGAGCTAGACGTGATGGTGGGCGCTAAGCCGGTGGAGCTGGAAGGCATCGCAAAAAACATCGCCGCTCGAACTATGAGCGTTTGTGGTCCTGGTCAGGTGCTACTCACAGAGGAGGCGTTCAAGGAGATCAAAGGCCACACCAACAGCATGACACCCAAGGGGACAAGATACGTCATGGTTGGCCTCTATCGGTTTAAGGGTGTGCGTGAACCTCAGGTGCTTTATGCTGTCGGCTCACGCATCGAAGCTCTCCAACCACCACCGAGCAGTGAGAAGGCTAAGAGGCTTGGAGGGCCTAAGCGGGTGAAGTCGCGCGCTCGAGATCGCAAGCTGAAAGAGTGGGTGAGCTGGGCGCTGCCTAGATGGGCCTTCATCAATATCATTTACATCCTCTGCCTGATGTGGCCTTGGTTGACTCATCAACTCCCCATCATCTTAGAGATAGTGAGGTTCATCTATGGAGAAGAATAAGACTGAGAGAGAGGTGACGAGCGAGATTAAGGCGCGGCGCGGTTGGTGGTTTAGCGTCTTCTTTATGATGCTCGTGGTCTTCCTGATCCTCTTCTTGACCTATGTTGAGATTGTCGAAAAAAACCGTGATGTGCTCGTGGGTATCCTCGGCATGATTACAGGGTCAATCTCCTCGATGATGGCTATAGCCTCAGGGCGCGATCCATCAGAGGTGGAAGAGTTGAAGGATAAACTCTCATCAGCCAACGCCGATAGAGAAGCGCTGATAGCTCGCCTCAGAGATGCACAGATTCAGATGCAACTATTAAGAGAGCAGATCCATGAGTTACAGGTAGCAGTGATCGATAAGCTCTCTATCTTCGCCGGTGATCATCCCATCAAAACCAAAGATGAGAACTCGGTCATTCTTCATCCATCAGTTGAAGAGTGGCTCCCTCACAGTGGGCTAGACAAACAAAAGTAAAAGGATTATTATCTAGTCGAGTATTGATGCGCTCCATTTGGAGAAAGTGAGAAGACCACCCCAAGAGGAGCATCTATGCACGATCACACTGAAGAGCGTGAGACTCGACATTTTAGAGCGCTCTCACCTCGGTTTAGGACGCGAGGAATCACTGGAACTCAGATCAGTGGTGGGGTGATCACGGGCAAAGAGCAGAACGCTCAACTCACCGGCCTCAACTGGGTGCAAGAGGCTGAGGAGATGTTAAGGACTGACCCCATCGTTAGACGTTCTTGGCATATGCTCAGGCAAACTCTTCTCTCTGCCGCTTGGAGATTTGAGCCAGGGATTAAAGATGATCCTATTGCTGAGGAGCTCGCGCGGTTCGCTAATGAGGCTTGGGGATTTGATGGATACTCAGGTCAGATGTCGATCAGTTGGGAAGATCAACTAGCCTATTTGTTTGAGTTCGTCCCTCTCGGCTATCGATATGCTGAGGAGATTTACAAGGTAGGCCCTGACTCAAAAGGTGAGGTCAAGGTCTGGCTATCTCATTACGCCGACCGCGAGCCGAGCGCTCATCAGAAGTGGTTGAGTCGAGACGCTCAGCAACTCGATGGAGTGATTCAGAACACAGTAGGCATCACCTACACTCCTGAGCCCATCCCTGCCAACAAGCTACTCTTGCTCACCCTCAATAAGACCGGTTCAAACTTCGAGGGCGTTGGGATGCTTCGCCCTGTTTGGTGGTGGTGGCGCACTAAGCAACGAGTAGCTAACCTCATGTGTGTTGGCCTCGATAGATGGGCCGTCCCATCTCCAAAGGTTGTGGTCGACCGCTCTCAGGCTGAAGCGCTCGGTTTATCTGATGGTGATATCGACGCTATGATTGATGATGCAGAAGCTCAAGCAAGAGCTTTCATCTCAGCTGAGCAGAGCTATCTAGTAGAGAACGCCGCTGTTAAGTTCGATACCTACGCAGCCACTCCTAATCTCTACGCTGACGGCCCCATCAATATCATAACCAAATGTGATTCTCAGATAGCGGCCGCCTTCCTCACTCAGT